GTTAAACATGTGGGCGACAAGAAGGCCTTTAAAGATGAAACCCATCTTGAAAGAGTGGGGATTTCATGGACATGACATACTTGAAGAGCGGATGCCAATAAATTCAGATCTGCTTGTGGATTGGAGAAAGGGGCTGGCGGAATTGTTGAATGATATCAAAGTCAACATGACATCATCTGCAGGCCCTCCCTTCTTTGTGTCTAAGGCTGAATGCATAGACACCATACATGTGGTGCTAAATGAATTAGCTACAGCTTTATCACAAGAGAGGGTGGATGAATATCTTGCAGATAACCCTGAATTGATATTAGGAGAGTGTAAAAACAAAATGGATAGGTATGAAACAGCAAAGATAAATGTTAAGACAAGACCGTACTGGAGCTTCTCTGCAGTGCCTTCTTTCTTAATTTCTATCTTGTGCCAGTCATTTTGTTCGTCTCTTAAATTGTTTTCAGAGAAAGGAAGTAATGCATATGGTTTTTCCTGGGCTCATGGAGGCGGAAAGGCTCTATGGGAGTGGATGACCTCTACTAAGGAAGGAGAAAAGAAGTTTGCAGTGTATGGAGATGATGTTGTCCTGGTCTATAGATATAAAGGAGTTTTGTATGAGATCAATCCTGATTTTGAACAGATGGACGGGTCTATAGATGAGGACACGGTTTCTTTGACTGTGTCGTGGGTGATGAAGTGTTTTGTGAAGAAGTATGGAAAAAGTAACTTCTTTGAATATGTCGCAGCAATGTGGCAGCATTTGGCAATATCATCATCTTTCTTTGTAGATGGAAAAGGCCTATACACTAATAAGACCGGATTGAGGACTGGAGTAGTAGGAACAACATTGTTTGACACTGTAAAAAGTGTTTTTGCGTATCACCTACTGCTTCATAAGAAAATAGATCTCAACAATGAGAAGAAGTGTCTAGAACATTTTCGACAAATGGGGCTAGTTGTGAAGGGCGGCACATGGAAATTGTCTGCGGTGAATGAGAACCTTGAGAATGGAGTACTCTGTAAAGAAGAAAAGTTCTTGGGAGCGATGCTCATGGCAGTTCAAGGAAAGGATGAATTAGAACCTATTCCCTGTCAACTAGAAGAAGATTTATATAAGTTGATAGGAAATGTGAGACAACAAGAACAACAGAGAGGAACAGCGCTGACAAGAAGATTGTTCGATACAGCGAGGGGATATATGATTACAGGAGCATTTTTGTATCCCAGAATATGGAATGCAATGTGCGACCTAATAGAAGAAACACCTAGTGAAGTCGTAGTGCAAAGAGTACAAACTGGAAATGGAACAGGAGAAATACCAGAACTTGTTGCCATGGTGGGAGAAGATTTTGTTTGGCCTTCGTCAGACGGCTTCCCTACAAAAGAGTTTTGCATGAATGTATATTTATCCCCAGTAAATAAGTTGGAAGTGGCGCCCTGGGTGCATATATTTCCAACGCTGATTGAACCGTTGAGAGAGTTCAGACGTAGAAAGGAAGAAATGGTGGAACCCATGATAGAAAAACAAACAGGAGATTGGTCAGAAAATATGGAGTTTGTAGAACGCCAAGAGAGATACGCAGAGAGAGTCTGCCCAACCGTACAAGTGGACAACATAGAAATTCTTACAAAACAGAAGTTTAAACCACCAAAGAACTTTGTAAGATTTAGGAAGTTAACACCGGAAGATGAGAAAAGAAAGGAGGAGAGGTTGAATGAGTATATGGAACTTGCAGAGGCTGTCCATCATAGAGCCTTAACGTTAATGTTTCCATATGGAGGTTATTGGATTACTCAATATCTATTAACTAAGAAGGAGTGGTTTTATGACTCAACTGGATTTTGGACCAGAGACCCATTAGAACAGTCTAAAAATGTAACTGTTGCTTGGGGAAGTCAAGAAAGAAGGGCATTGGAAGAGGCTAAAATGGGAAAGCAAGTCTCCGAAGAACCCACCACATCGGCACCCTCATTACCTCCAATGGAAGATGTGGCAGCCATAGGTGTTAAAATTGTTGATCCTACATCATTGACAAGAGAAGTGCTAATGCCCATCATGGAAGATCCGATAAGTTTTGTGAGCGCGTACTATTGTAACGCAGGAAAAGTGTTGACTACGAAGAGCCTTGTGTTAAAGCAGTCTCCGAGTAGGGTGCAGGTAGAAATGTCTGTACAGGCCACAAATCAAGTAATTGGGACTGCAGTAGACATATCTAAGAATGAAGCAAAGAGAAATCTTTGTAAAGAATTACGTCTATGGATCTATAGCCATGAAGCACGGAAGAAAGAAGAGAAGGAAGAACAGATAAAGGCTCTTGTTGTGAAGGGCTCTGAAGAGAAGATGCCTGTAAAGCAGGTAGAAATGGAAAAGGAAAGTAATGAGGAAGAAGGTGCATGGGGAGGGGTAGATCCAAATTGTGTATTTGCTGCACAAGGACTTACAAGACCCCGTACAGAAGAAGAAATTCGGGCATATAAACAGCAGTTTACAGATGCTATAGAGGGGAGAAGAAGTAATATGTCGGAACTAAAAGTAAGTACTCCTAATTTTAAGAAATAAATAACATATAATAACCATAAAAGACAGAAAATAAAATATAAAAGTATAAAAATAAAAAATAAAATAAAAATGTAGAATAGAGGTGAAGGAAATATGTTAATCCTTAGAAGTAAAATTCATATCGTTTATTCTTATTCTTTAAAGCGTCATTTAGTTGTTATTCTTACCGGGTAATTAGATGGACCTATACAACACATGGAAACATCTTTTTACTCTCTGTTTTAGGCAGACCAATCC